ACCACCTGAGCCACCTGCTCCTCCACCATATCCTCCCCTATTATTTTGACCATTAGTTCCTTCTCCCCCATTTCCTCCATTTTTACCATCAGTTCCTGCAGATAAAGTACCACCTGCGCCTCCCACAGCACCACTTTGATTTGTAGCTGTACTTCCAAGATTGTAAACAGCTGCGCCAGACTCTATAGTTAAAGTTCCTTTGCAAAATATTCTATATCCTTTTGTGTATAAAATAACACCACTTTTTATAGTAAGGTTATCTGCATATAAATCTTTTTGTAATTGCCATTTACTTGTAGTAATCCAATCAAGAATATTTGAATCTGTTGCACCTTTAATATGATGTGCGTCTACTCTTCCCACAGAAGCATCATTACTAGTAGAGTACAATACAATAACTCCATCAGCTCCATTACCAAATAATCTAGTTCTTTCTATGAGATAAGTATTAGAGGTAATATCTCCATTAGTTGCGAAAGTAATTCCACCATTAGCAAAAGAAGCAGAACCATCTCTATTTATAGACCATTGACCAGTCGCTATATTACCAGATGCTGTCATAACAATTTGGGCACTACCATCGGCTATTCCTAAAATTGAAGTATTACTTATTTGCCAACCTCCTACATACCCAGCAGTTTTAGTAGCATTATTAGCAGCTGTAGCCGCTGTGCCAAGAACAGACGAATCGCTTGTGTTATCTACATTCCCTAAACCAATATCACCTTTACCTAAACCAGTGTCTGTTACATTTGCTTTTGTAATCTCACCTCTTATAGATGCAGAACTTTTATCCTCAACATTAGATAGACCTACATTAGCTTTTGTTGTACCACTTCTAATGCTTGCAGTAGAATCTTGATTAGCACTATTTGCCTTTGATTCTATAGCAGAAGCTGCGGTGCTTCCTATTACAACAGTGCCGTCAATAGAGAGAGTACTATTATTCCAAGCTAATTTATCTCCTAATGAAAAATTAGAACTACTATCTACATAGAATGGTGTATTAGAATTATTATAAGTACCAGTTCCAGTATAAATTTTACTTGACGCCATATTTATTCCACCAATTTTACCACTAGTAGCATGAATATGACCTTTTAAACGCACAGTGTCTGAGTATAAACCATAAAGCTCACTTTGACTTCCATCTAACCCTGCGTCACTATCTGTAATACCATCAAGTTTACCTAGCCTTACTTTAGGAGTAGAGCCAGTCCAATCAGAATAAGAATCTATATCTGATTTAATGTCAATATAAGGAGAATTGCTATCATCTGAAGTAAGGTATATTATTCCTTGTCTAGCAGAATTGCTTGTATTCCCAATTCTTACAAAATCATCTCCTTCAGATGGTGATGAAGTATTGTTATATCCCCCATTTTCAACAGTGATAGTTTTTCCACTTACACTTGCAACCTTATATACCAACTTCTTAATAACGCTTGTATCTCCACCAGCAGCATTCTTGGCGACTAAAGCTCCAGGATTAACTCTTTGCATCATAATTAAATCATTCGCTGCAAATGGGCATAAATTATTATTACTAGGGTCTTCAAATGTGATTGTGCCATCATCATCACTAGCACTTAAACCACTAGAACTTTCTACTTTAGCTGCGGATGAAACAAATATAGCCCCATTCGTAGCCCTAACTTGTTGTATAAGTAATTCGTATACAGATAATGTGCCTCTAATTAACATATTGTTAGTTTCGAAATTATACTCATTACCACTTTTAGACATTTTCCAACCTGTACCTACGAACCCACTTGCAAAAGTAGAAGTACCTATTTCACCATTAGAATAATTAGGGTCAGAATATTCACCAAAAGTCATATTAGAGAATTGAGGACTAGAAGTAGTTAGAACATTTTGATTCATATCATAAAGTTCATTAGCACCTTGACCTGTATCAACAGTTGCAAAGGTAACTGCAGAGCTTGATGTTAGATGCTGACCTGTGTTATAAGCTAACTGAGTATCCCCAATAGAGTCATTAGCGATACTTAATGCCGCAGTGCTACCTTCGGCTTGACTATGACTAACAGAGACTTGGCTATTGCCTGTTACGTTAACCATATAATTGCCTGTTGTATCTGTTGTTAGAGCAACACTATTTGGTTGAATAGTTGCAGTTAGTGTGGCATTACCAAGATTAGTAAATGTAGCATTTCCTCCTAAGTCACCTGCTAATGTTACAACAGGAGATTTATTTACTACAGTTTCACTTGCAATATCTCCACCATTAACATTTATATTACTAAATGATGGTGAACCTGAAAAAGAATGGTCAGCACTAATAGTTCTTACAGTTGTATTATGAACGTAATGAGTGTGGTCGTCTTCAGTTAAATTAGTTAAGCTACTATGAGAACTACCAGCCATTGATGTTCCTTGAGAAACTGAATCAGATGCACTAACACCTGCAGCTACAGAAACAGATGATGCTGTTTTATCCCCTTTGCTTGTACTAGCTTGGGATACGCCCATCTCTTTCCATCCAGTATCATCTCTTACTAGATGAACTAATCCTTTACCAGGAATTTTCCTAAATTGCTGAGTTCCAACTCTACCTTCAGAAGAAGCAGGATTACCTCTATCTAATGTTGGATTTTCAGCTTGTTCGTGTCTAGACCTTCTTGTTTGCTTCGATACAGGCATTACTTCATTGGTTTTTCTCTATAAACGATTGTTATATCGTTAATCTCAAAATCAGAAGGAACTTGGGGTGAAACTACAATATTATCCCAAATAGTAGTATCATCATCTCCACCACCACCTTCATAAAGTATTAAATAAGTAGTTGTCCCCGTTGCTGTAAAAGTAAAATTAAATTCAGTATCTGATGTCATAGCACTTTGTGAACCTAGAACGCCAGAACCAAGTGAGCCAGATGTCGATGCTTGAACTAATCCTTGATTAGAAGTTCCTTTATAAAAATTACCAGTAACTCTATAAACCATACCAGAAACTGTTGTCATTGTGTACATAGCTTTGCCAACAGATGAACCACTAGATGTAATTAATAATTGCTTAGAACCATTTACACTAAGAGCGGCTGTTCCATCTGCATCCCACCCTGAAGTATTAGTATCAAAATTTCCATTTGTTATAATATTTGAAGACTTAAAATGCAATTGAACAGAGTAAATATTGTTAATAGAGGATGAAGGAGTTAATTCAGCTTGTTCCCATACTCCCGATGTCGTTACTAAGCCACTACTTCCATAACAAGTAGTAGAAGTTCCTGCAAAATTAGAAGAATCAGATACTTCAGTTCCTAAAGAATTACCTGTTAAATCTGCTCCATTAGTACCATAATAAACTTTTAAATTAGATGCTCCTGTCGATTTATATGTTATATAAAACTTAAAACATTTTTTTCTAGAAGCAGGATTCCCAAAAGTAAAATCTTTAGTTAGGATTCTAACTGCATTACTAGAAGAAGAAGAATCATCCCATTTTCTTAAATTATCAGCTGTTGTAGTCGTAAAGTATTTTACTTCTTCATCTATATCTAATATAAAGTTAGATTTTGATGCTTCAAATTTATCAGTAGATTTTGTCCAACTTTTTGTAAAAAAAGAATATTCATAAACATCTGTTCCATTAGTATTACCTGTTACAAGTATTTTCTTTTTTAAAGGTAAGTATGTAACATCAGTACTGTTTGTAATATGTGTTTGCCACTCAGTTTCTGAAATCTTGCCTTGAGTTAAATCGTTTATTTTTTCACCATCATAAAGAAAGCATCCATTTTCATTAGCCCACGCAATACCTATATCTGCTACAGTGCTTGCAGATTGATGAGTTATGCCTTTACCATAAAAAGTATCTTCCAAGAACTCTGCATCTCTTGTAGCATTTATTAAATACATTACATTTTTCTTAAATTGTAATATTCTATCTGCATATGATTCTAATTTTATAATAGTATCGCCATCATTTTTAACAACATCGATAGATTTACCTTCAGAAGGAAAAACATCAAAATTATTAGCACTTGTTTTTATCATCTTATCGCCATATTGTTTTCCATCTTGATAAACATTTGCAATATAAGTTCTTCTATTTAATACAGTTGCAGTAGAATAATTTGCTATATTTGATTTAACGTTTGGACTAAATCCATTTAAAGCTTCATAAGATTCCAATAATGGTAAACCATCAGTTTTTATAGTAGTAGAAACATATTGCTCAGTAGCATTACTTCCTGTTTTTGAAAATCTTGATGATTTAGGATACTCAGATTCCCAAGCACCTTTCAATCCTTTTGTATAACTTAATTGTGCTATTCTATATGGTATACCATCATCTTCCATATAAAGATTAGCACCAGTAATTCTATTGTTCCCAAGAGTATAAACAGTGGGGTCTGCTGATGCAATTATACCTATCTTATAAGCAGATGTAGAATTAGCAAAAACTATTTCTTGAGATGTACCCCCACCAAAATCATGTAATAAGCTTTCGTTATCAGTATCATCATATGTATAACTCATCAAAAACTTTTGCTTCCCAGTGGTTGTTACTCCAATCAAATCAGTATCGCCAACACGCATATCAGATAATTGAATTAAATCAAGCCCAGGAATATCTCTGTATTTTGTATAAGGAGAAGGACTGGATGAACTTGTATTATTTCCATAAATACTTCCAGTTCTAGTCCATGTAATATTCATTTCTAAATCAATCTTTTGTGGATTAAAAGTACCTGATATAGATGTTTCATAAGATTCATCATAGGGAAATTCAATAATATGCCAATTTCCAGGAGGAGTTTCTGTATCTGTAAATTTAGTATGGTCAATTCTAAATTTTATAAAATCATTTCCACTACTTTCTTTAAATGTTATATATGCATCTTGTATTGTTATTGAGATTGAAGCAGAGTCAGAAAATGCCCTAGTATGAGTTCCTAACCAATATTGTTTATTTTCTTCTCCAGGAAGTCTTACAGCTACATATAGAGATTGACCTGTCCCAAAAGATTTTGCACTAGAAGTATTGAAAGATTGCTGTCCAGTCCATGTAAATGTATTACTATGGTCATCATTTTCACCATGTAAAGCCATTCCAAAAGAATGAAAATTACTTTCACCATAACCATCTGTGCCTTTATATGATGTTTGCCAATGCTCAGGGGCTATAGTGCTAGTATTATTTCCCTCATCATATTTTATAGCTTTTGTAGTTGAATATAAATTATTATAACTTAGATTTTGACCAACATCTGTAGTACCTGCCCCAGGAGCTTGTTCTGCATCATAAAAATTATACACTAAATCTTCAGGGACTAAATTCTTTACATTCCAATGAACAGAAGCATCTGCAGTGTTACTTGTTGAGCTAGTAATTGTGCCAGTTGTTGGCTTTTCTAGTTCTTGCTTTTCTCTTTTCCACCCTGAAGCATCTATAACATTATTTTCTCCACTATCAGGAAACAATTCTCTTTTTATTACACCAATCCATTGTGGGGGGTTAATTGTTCTAGAGCTTCCACCTGAAAGTTTAGCATTATGATTTGAATCTGATATTCTTAATGCACCATCAACATAATAAAAAATAGGTTTTGCCTCATCCGCAGTTCCCCAATCACTACTAAGGTCTAAAACATTAGCCACAGTTGCCCATGCAGCATTACTAGTACCAGCGTCATTAAGATTTGGAAGCCAATATAATTTACCAAGAGTATCATCCCATGCAATTATATAATCTGTATCTTGGATAATAGAAGACGCAGATATACCAGATGAATAATCAGAAGAAAACCTAAATAATGAATGACCATCTTCTAATGTATCCATCGCAGGTTTACTTGATGTAGTAATAGTAGATGGTTCTCCTGACATTGTTATTCTTCCAACATCATCAACCGAAACATTATTGCATAATGCTAAACTATCATCACCTATATCTCTAGAATTTGTTTTAGTATTTAAACCATTATGAAATGAATTTAAAGCTAAGTGTTGTTTGCCAGCCATTTTTATTTGTCTTTACGTCTTTCAGCTTTCTCAAGAAAATGCGATATTGTACCTGCTCCTCCTTCTGTATTGTAATACTGCTTCCAATAAGAAGCCATACCATCTAAATCCATAGGTATCTTTTTAGGTACACGCCAGTATTTGATTCTACAAAAGATTATACCAGCAGCAATATTTCCCCATAGAAGATGTTTTAAATCTTCATCAGACATCTCTAAAAGAGTATCTGGTTCTATATGCATTACTTTGCAGACTTTATCAAGCTTCTTCTTACGATAAGCAAGATAGTTGTCAATACAATCTTTTGCAGTAGCACTTTCTACCTGCCAGAATGAACGAGCAATTCCTGAGCCAATTTGATATATATAATCATAACCAGACTCTACCATACCCGTTAGAAAAACAAGTTCTTCTGATTCTTGACTCCACATACCCATTTTTTGAAGAGTATCTTTTATCAACTCCCTTATTTGTTTGTGGCTCATTTAAAAATGTTCCACCTAAGTCCTATAATCGCCTTTACTACGTCTAAGACTTCTTTCATGATTTCTTTCTTTTCAGCATTAGTAACTTTTTTATCTTCATTAGCTTTCTCAAGAGCCTTGACAACATCGCCAAGCTCTTTCATTATCTTTCTGTATCTTGTACTTACTAAAGTCAAAGAACCTGCCAAGACAATACCAACTAAATAAAAGAAAGTACTCCATGTGAAATAATCTGTTAGAAAATCCATGTCATTCTCCTATTTTAATGTGATTTACCGTTAACTCTTCCTTTAAGGAAGTTTAAGTCATCAGTTACGTCATTTAGCTCTTGTAAAACTTGCTCATGTCTTCTGTCACGAGTTTCATCCGACCTATTCCATCTATCTATAAGTTTTACACATATATCCTCCACCTGATGTAGTTCTTTCATTAATGTTTTTTGCAGAAACATAATTTGACCTGCAAATAAAAAAACAACTACACCCACTATTCCCCATTCCGCTAAGTTAAAATCAGCCATCGCTATGCCCCACACTCTTTATCGAGGAGGAGGCGATTTGAACGAAGAGGGAAAGTGAAGAACATAGGATGGCTTTTCATGATTGTAACTCTTTTCGAATCTTAATTATTATGTATACAAGTGTTGCCACAGATACACACATTTGTAATACCATTGGTAGATTAACCCACCATACGCCAACTCCGACTATACCATTTGTCACAGTTTTTACGCTATCTATCATTATCACTTTACTTCTTTCTTATCTTACCAACAATATAATTAAAGCCAGTACCTATATTGATATTCCAATAATGGAATGAATAAGGTAGCATTATTTTGTACTTAGGCTTTTGCTTCTTCTTCTTTTGCAACTTCTTCACCTGGCACAAATTCACGCAAACCAGCTATAGCACCTTCAAGAGCAGTCTTTTGTTGCACTCTTTGGTTATGTGCTTGTACTATTTGTTGAATTTCTTCATTTACTTTATTCAAGTTTTCTTCATGCTCTTTAATTTTAGCATTAATATCACTTGCTTTTACGCCTTTCTTCTCAGCCATTATTTACTCCTTTTTTTATTAGGGTTTTTTTAAGCCTAATCTTTGCATTAGACTCTTGTTCTCTTCTTCTAAAGCCACTTTTTGTGTCTCTAATTCTTTTATGTGTTCTCTTTCCATTTCATGCACTTTGGAAGTTAACACTACTAATTCTTCATGCATATCACTTAATGTTCTATCCATACTAGCAAATTTCATCTGAGCTTGATACCAAGAGCCAGTAACAATAGCTATTAGAATCCCAGCTTTAATTAATAAAGCAACACTAATATGTATCTGACTGTTGGCATTAATTCCATTCGCCATCTATTTCAAACTCCGTTGTATCTGGTGGTAATTCAGTTCTAATTCCAAGTTTTTCTTCAAATTTATTAAGAGCAGGTTCTAATGTTCCTCTAGCATCTGCAATCATAATTACAACAGCAGCTACACAATGTAAGTAAAACCAAGTCATTTT